AAATGATTGAAAAACTTTACACGTGCAAATACTGTGGAGCAAAATTCGCCAAAGAAAAAACTTTAACTGTACATATGTGTGAACAAAAAAGAAGATTTACACAAAAAGATGAACGTAGAGTGCAACTAGGATATCAAACATTTGTAAGATTCTATGAACTATGTCAAAAGTCTAGCAAACCAAAAACATACGAAGACTTTTGTAAATCTCCATATTATACAGCATTTGTTAAGTTTGGTAGTTTTATCAGCAATGTAAAACCATTATATCCTCACAAATATATTGACTATGTGGTAACATCGGGTGTAAAATTAGATCACTGGTGTAGAGAAGAAATGTATTTGAAATATGCAGGTGATTTAATATTAAGAGAAAAAGTAGAAACAGCAATGGAACGTTCTATAAAAACTATGATGGATTGGGGAGATGAAAAAGAAGCACCGTGGAGTGATTATTTTAGATATGCTAGTTTGAATAGAGCAGTTATTGATATTAAAGATGGCAAAATAAGTCCTTGGTTAATATTAAATTGTAAGAGCGGAAAAGAGATGATGAAAAAATTTAATGACGAACAATTACAGATTGTGTATCCGGTTATGGATCCATCTCATTGGGCATTAAGATTTAAAAGACTGCCAGCAGATATTGAAATGGTCAAAGAAATTGTAAAGGAGGCAAAATTATGATTACAGAAAACAATGTTGTTCCATTATTTGGTATACCACTATGTAAAACAAAGATAAGACCTTATGAAGAAAGTGAAGACTTTATCAAAACAAAATTAGAATATGAAGAAAGGTCACACAAAGTTTCTTTTATATCTAAAGATGATTATGTATTAGACAAAGAAAACTTGCTACCATTGAAAACCGAGATAATGAATCAAGTTAGTGAATTTATGCATGGATATTTGGATATACACCCAAAACATCAATTTGTAATGACAACAAGTTGGTGTAATAGATATGAACAAAATCATTTCATACAAGAGCATTATCATAGCAACAGTTTAGTATCAGGAGTATTGTTTTTAACAGATTGTAAAGATACAGCAGATATTGTGTTTCATAAAGACAAGAATCACACTAACATATGTACAGACACAGTTAGATTAGATCACAAAGATAATTTCGATGTGTCACAAAAGAGAAGTTATCTTTATCATCAATCGCAGATAGGTATATCTCCTGAGAAATGGGATTTGATAATGTTTCCAAGTTTTTTAAATCACAGTGTAAATGTAAACCAATCCAACAATATAAGATATACATTGTCATTTAATGTTTGGGTAAAAGGTGAAGTAGGTGGAGGACATAGTAAACTTGTTTTATAAAAATGTTTGATATAGATATAGATTTTGCTGATAGAAATGTGTTGTTAGAAAAACTAAAGCACAGAATTGCTAAATTAGAAAATGGCAAGAAGCATAATACAGGCGTATACTTCACAGAGATTCCGCATGATCCAGCAACAAACTTATCTACTTTAGATTATGAAACTGCTGAAGATAGAAACTATTTTAAGATTGACTGCTTAAATGTAAGCATATACAAAGATGTTAAAGACCACGATCATTTGAATAAACTTATGACAACAAAGCCTATGTGGGAATTACTTGAAGCAAAAGATTTCAGTGACCAAGTGTTTCATTTAAATGGACACAATGAAATACTGAAGAAACTTAAACCCAAGAATATAGAACAATTGGCGGCTGTTTTGGCAATCATAAGACCTAGCAAAAGATATCTACTGAATAAAGATTGGGATACAATAATGAAAGAAGTTTGGGTTAAACCAACTGATGACAAATACTTCTTTAAGAAATCACACGCAACATCATACGCATTCGCAGTTGTGGTACACATGAATCTTATTTGCGAACAACTAACTTGATTACTTAGGTTTTCGGACTAATTGAACTGATTTTCTCTTGCTTCTTTTCATAGCAAGATTGTTAAGACTTGTTACAGGACCTATTTTTACACTGACATCTTTGGTATTCATCATCATTAAAACGTCCTTGAATTTCATTAATTCTTTCCTTAGAAAGATGCCAATTGGGATCATTCTGTTGCTTTCCCACCACCACGTTTGACATAAACCCATAAATTTTTCTCTAGCATTCACATGAATGTCTTCATATACATACATCGAGGTAATGGAGTTGTCTTGGTTGTTAATCACACCAACGTACTCTTTTCCACCGTATTCGACGACCGATATGAACGGGAAGTTCTTTTCTATGTCGTTTAACAGCATTTTAATATCAATAAATACATAAGATTATGCAACTTGTGCCAAAATATTTATTAAATAACAATGTATCTCTTACCGCGAATCTGGCAGGAGAAATAACGGAGTATAGATCAGTGTATCAAAGAAATTTAAATGTAGTCAGAGGAATAGACAACACAATACAGTTCAACGTGCTAAACGCAGATCAAAAACCGGTGTCTATATTGAACACATACACACCAAAGTTTCAATTGTATGACGAATCAAACAGATTGATTGTTGAAAAGGACGGCACAGTCATAGAAACATCAACACCAAGTAAAGTAGGACATTTCACTGTCACAATTAGCGAAAATGATTTACTAAATGTTAAATCACAATATATGCATTACACTGTATATCTTTCAAAAGATTCTGATGCTTCTAAAACTATCCTACATAGTGGTACAAATTTTACAAACAAAGGCATAATATATGTCAGTACAGAAGAATTTCCAGGACCTTTAAATTCATATTCAATCACAACGTTCACAGAAGATAATCCAAGTTCTGGTATATTTTTATCTGAAACAGTAACAGCAGAACCAACAATTAATGGTAATTCTGCTTTACACACTGTGGCTTATTATCTAGATGAAGCAATAGGTGACATTGTTGTACAAGGCACACTTGATAATCAAATAAACGGAGCAACATATTGGTCAGATATCAATACTTTCACAGCAACTGATTCTGATACAATCAAGTATGTAAATTTTAATGGCGTGTTCAGTCATTTAAGATTCAAACATACATTAAGTTCTGGTAGTGTTACCAAAATATTAGTTCGAAACTAATTGACTTTTTCATTATTTTAAATTATAATACAAGCATGAATATTGTGCTTGACGTTTTACAAACTTATCTTCCTTCCAAAAGAAAACAAACTCCTAGCGGTTGGTTGGCTTTTAATGCTCCTTGTTGTGAGCATAATGGTACAACACCAGATACAAGACAAAGAGGCGGACTGATAGCAAAAGCAGATGAAAGTGTAAGTTTTCATTGCTTTAATTGTGGATTCAAAACAAGTTGGAGATTAGGAAGAAACTTATCTTATAAAATGAAAAAATTTATGAGATGGTTAAATGTTCCCGATGATGTAATAACAAAACTAGCATTACAAGTTTTACAACACAAAACAGACGACAGTGGTTTTAAATCTATTGTTACACTGCCAAAATTTGTAATGAAACAGTTGCCACCTAAAGCAAAGCCAATACATGAATGGGCAACTTATAAAGATTTGGAACCAGGTGGTGTTGATAAAGATTTATTTTCTGTAATGGAATACATTGCTAAAAGAAAATTAACACTAGATGATTATGATTTTTATTGGAGTCCTGAAGCAGGTTATAGAGATAGATTAATAATTCCATTTACGTATCAATCCAAAGTTGTTGGCTATACAGCAAGAAAAGTTGTTGAAAGCAAAGTAAAGTATTTGTCAGAGCAACAACCAGGATATGTTTTTAACACAGACGCTCAAGATGATGATAGAAAATACATTGTGGCTGTAGAAGGTCCCATTGATGCTATTGCCATAGATGGTGTAGCACTTTTAGGAAGTGAGGTCAAAGACCAACAAACAGCACTTGTAAACAGTTTAGGTAAACACGTGATTGTGGTTCCTGATAGAGATGAAGCAGGACAAAAATTAGTTTATGATGCGATGGAATCAGGCTGGAGTGTGAGTATGCCTGAATGGAGTCAAGATATCGGAGATGTAAACGATGCTGTGTGTAAATATGGTAGGCTTCACACATTATACACAATAATTAAAAATGCTGAAGATTCACAACTTAAAACTAAACTGAGGATGAAAAAATGGTTCGCATAAAGATTTTTTTAAAAAAAGCGATTTCTATTTTGTTTTTTCCTATCACTAAACTTGTAAACTACATCAAGTATAAGAAAAAGATAAGAGAATTACAGAAGAGAGACCCGTTTATATACAAATAGGAGAGACATGATAATTTGGGGAGTAACAGGAAACAATCACGATGCCAGTCTGGCTGTCATGGAATGGCGAGTAGCAGGACTAACAGATCACTATCATTTGAAATTAAAATGGGCAGGAATGTCTAAGGACTTCAGCGGTATACCTGGAGACCCTACACTTTGTCCTAAACTGATGGCAGAAGTAAGAGCAAATCCTAAATGGGCCTTCCCTGCCAAGATATATTTTTATGAAAAACCTTTCAAAAAAACTATGCGTCAATTGATAGCGGGTCAAGGTTGGAAATGGAAAGAAAACAATATTAAAAAGTTTTTAAGTAAAGCAGGAATACACAATGTACCAATTGAATACATAAATCATCATGAAAGTCATGCCGCATATGGATATTATACTTCTCCATATAGAAATGCCGCAGTGGTTGTATTAGATAGTATAGGAGAGTTTGAAACTTTTACTATATGGCATGGACACGGTAACAAATTAGAAAAGAAATACACACAAAGTTATCCGCACAGCATTGGTCTATTTTATTCAGCAATGACACAAAGAGTTGGTCTAAAAGCAAATGCGGAAGAACATAAGTTTGAACAACTTGCCAAAAAAGGCAATTGGAGAAAGTATTACAGAATGTTTATGGAAGAATTAGTTGATACAAGAATGCCTTTCAAAACAAGAATTAATTTACACAGAGGTTGTAATTGGTGGAGACCAGAATTAAACACAGAACAAGATATGGCAGACATTGCCGCAACTACACAACACATTTTTGAACAAGTGTTGATGTGTGCTAGTTCATGGATACAAATGAATATCAAAACATCAAACATAATTTTGGTTGGTGGTTGTGCGTTAAACAAAACAGCAGTCACTAAATTGGAATCAGTTTGGGATGACATATGGGTGCCAAAAAATCCTGGAGATCCAGGAAGTTGTATAGGTGCTGTTCTTGCCAAATATCATAAGCACATTGACAATTCAAACGAAATGTGGTATAATAAGGACAATGGTAAAACAAAATAAAGATTATGGATATGAGATACAAAAACTGTATCTCGAAATGATGTTGGGTGACGCAGAAACGTTTGTGCGTTGTCAATCTATATTTGATCATTCATTGTTTGATAGAAAACTTCAAGAGACAGCAGACTTTGTTAACAAGTATGTGGCAGAATATAATTCATTGCCGACATATGATATTGTAAACAAATCTTGTAATGTTAATTTAAAACAAGCAGAAAATTTAACAGAAGAGCATTTTACTTGGTTGTTAGATGATTTTGAAACTTTTGTTAGACATAAAAGTTTAGAAAGAGCAATATTGAAATCTGCTGATATGCTTGAAAAAGGTGAATATGGTCCAGTAGAAGAGTTGGTTAAAAAGGCTGTACAAATAGGACTACACAAAGACATAGGTACAGATTACTTTGATGATCCAAAAGCAAGACTTATGGGACTGAAAAATCAAAATGGACAAGTCAGCACAGGCTGGGCAACACTAGATAAAAAATTGTTTGGTGGATTCAACAAAGGTGAGTTGAATATATTTGCTGGTGGATCTGGTGCTGGTAAAAGTTTATTTCTTGCTAACTTAGGTTGTAATTGGGTGCTAAATGGATTGAATGTTGCTTATGTTTCATTTGAATTAAGTGAAGCACTTGTATCAATGAGATTAGATTCAATGCTAACAGATGTTCCTGCTAGAGAAATTTTCAAAGATTTAGATGGTGTAGAAATGAAAGTTAAATTGCTTGGTAAAAAAGCAGGTAAGTTTCAAATCAAATACATGGCAAGTGGTAAAAACGCAAACGACTTGAGAAGTTATATCAAAGAATATGAAATAAAAACAGGCACAAAATTAGATGTGATACTTGTAGATTATTTGGATCTTATGATGCCTATCAGTAGAAAAGTATCGCCAAGTGATTTGTTTGTTAAAGACAAATTTGTATCTGAAGAATTAAGAAACTTATCAATGGAATTGAATGTTATCTTTGTTACAGCATCACAGTTGAATAGAGGTGCAGTTGAAGAAATAGAATTTGATCATTCGCATATATCAGGCGGATTGAGTAAAATACAAACTGCTGACAATGTGTTTGGTATATTCACAAGTAGAGCAATGAGAGAACGTGGTAGATATCAAATACAATTAATGAAAACAAGAAGTTCTAGCGGAGTTGGTCAAAAGATTGATTTAGAATTTGATGTGGACAGTTTGAGAATAAGAGATCTTGCTGAAGATTCTGAATATCAAGAGTTTGATAAACGTAAGAGTACAATATATAATTCACTAAAAAAGACATCAACAGTTACTGAAAACGATGCTGAAGAACCAAAAGAACTTAAAGCACCAGACCCAACAAAAGGCGACACTGTTGGTCGTATCGAAACAGGCAACACTGACCAAACAAAGTTGAGGGACTTTTTAAAGAACCTTGATGGCGATGAATAAACAATACAAAAGAATAGTAATTCCAAAAGGTTTAGATTTAGGAACCAGC